CATTTTCTGATAGGAATGTTTTCCCGAAAGGGTGTGTGGTTAAGTTAACTAAATTACTTGTCTGATGCTATCTTAAGACGTTCTTGTTGTAAAGTCTTCAATCTTTTTATTTCGTCAAGTTTTTCTTGTTTAGCCATGTCATTTAAGTTGCCATGCAAATGTGTTTCTATGAATTGTCCTGTTGCTTTACCTATTAATTGTTCAAATGGAGCCGCATCTTTTATCTTACCCGCTTCTACTAACGCCTGAGATAATACCTGCTGACGTCTAACATAATTGTTTTTAGTTACAGTAAATGCTCTATTAACTTCGTTCGATCTATGCTGTAAATATTTTTGAATCTTAGGATTCTGCATTAACCCTGCTGCTTCTTGTGTTGCAGACTTGGGGCTGTATCCAGCATGGATAGCCGCTTCAGTTCTGGTAGTTCTACCCTCATTCATGATTAAATACTCACAGAATCTACGTTGCATTTCTGTAAGCTCAGTTGGGTAAGCTGCCTTCTTTTTGACAATTTCTTGACTCATACTTGCTTTATACATAATATCTTATATAAATACAATATATGAAAGCAAAAGAATTAAGACAGTATTTAGACAAGTTTTTAGTATCACCAGCAGCCCAACAAGCTAGAGTTCAAATTGAATTACCTAATGGAGAAAAATTAGACCTAATTGAAATTCAATTGTTGGAAACTAGAATAATTGGTGATAGAGACACGCACATTTTAAATTTAAAAGGAATTAAAAGAGGTGGTACTTGGAAGATGCCAAAGATCGTAGGCAAGCTCTAATTACATACTGAGGTTAACTTGATAAAATTAGAGAAGGATTTGTGGCGTGAGCTTAAAGGAATTAAAAGTAAAATTAGTTGGACAAGATTGGAAAACCGTAGCTTATTGGGCACTCCCGATCTATTGGGTTATAATGATTCTGGCAGGTTTTTCACTGTTGAGTTAAAGTTAACATTAGTTAACAAAATACGCTTTTCACCCCACCAAATTAGCTTTCACGTAAAGCATAATTTAAATACATTTATCCTTGTTGCTTGTTCCCCGGACAAGGGGAAGGTCCGCTTGTACCCTGGTGCAAGGATCCTGGAGCTTGTGGACTCAGGCTTGAAGCTTGAACCCTTAGCTTGTGGCTTGGAGGCTTGCGTCTCAAAGCTTGAGAGCTTGTAGCTTGAACCCATACCGTATTTGTATTTTTTATTTTTTTTTCTAGTGTTTGCCATAAGAAATATTTCCTATGTCATGAGACCAGCACTGTCTACAGCTGCCACACTGGCCGCCCTGGTCCGGTGCCGGGCATGTACGAGCGCCTGGCTTCGTGGTAACAGTCGACGTATGCGGCCAGCTGCCGGCGGCTGCCTGGTCAATCATTGTCATTGATAGTCTTATAATTAAATTTTTTGGACATCGCTCAAGGTGGTCCTTAATCCATGCTTCACGTGTAGGCATCCAGTGCTGCATGCCCGGCGTTAACCTGCAAACCTCAAAAATTTTGTTTAGGTGGTCCAGATCCTGGACGTCTCCGGCGTCGTGCCATCTAAAAACTTTATGTTTGCTTACGGCTTGTGAATTTATTACAGTGGCCATCGCATCCACCCAGCGCGGGTCCTTCAGGCTTGCCAGCCTTTTATATTGCGATTCCCGTATAGCGGGAAATCTTGTATAGTTGCCCTTCATTGCATAACAGCCAAAGCACACCGAGCCCGGGACCTTCGCGAGCTTGCCGCCAGTCTTGCATTCCCATGCCGGCAAGCCATAAGCAAACCCGGGCATCTTTTCAGGCTTGCTTAATGATATAATTATTTTTTTTGCTTCTTTTATATTCATAATTCTTTCTCCTATAATATCTCATACTACAATAATATTTTCTTGTCAAGCTTGCGGCTTGAGCTCTTGCGCTTGTGGCTTGTAGCTTGTAGCCATTGTCCCTGAGCCAGTCCGCGTGGATCAACAGCACCCGGACCATTGCTGGTCCGGCTGCGTTCTGAATTATTTTTTCTCCTGGTCTTTTTTCCATTTTTCAAATTCCTGTTCTTTGGCCTTTTCAGCATCGCACTCACGGCTGATCGCTTCGTACACCGCGGACTGGATCCCCATGATCTCGGACCATGTGTCGACCATCATAAATTTTTGTATGATTGTCATCTTCAGGTGATTGTTATAATACTTGTCCAGATCTTTTTTTCTGTCGGTTCTCATATTTCTCCTTTTGGTTAATTTGTCTCAGTATATCCCAGCTAATCCCAGATACAAGATAAATATTTAAGTTATCCACAAATAATTTTCTTGACAGCTTGCAAGCTTGAGCGTACTGGGCGGGCCCACCCGCTTGAAACCTAACGCCCAACTGGGCGGGCCCACCCTAAAAAAAACAAAAAATTTTTTCTAGTTGTAGTTGCACACGACCTTTTTAAGCATGTGCAAATACAACCGATTTTATCGACAGACAAAATTCGTAAATTCTGTATGGTGTCTGGGGGTACATCACACTGATAGCAACACCCCAGACTTCCTTTCATTTAGTATTAAGTTTTTGTAAATAATAACATAATATCTTATATAATCCCTTGACTTTAAAAGTCAATAGTTTAAAAGAATATTTATGCAAATAAAATTACATTCAGCAATAATACAATTTGCAAAGGTGTCGGAGGGCAATCTGAATAAACCCTCCGAGCCGATTAAAAAAACAATCAACCGAAAGGAAACATGAGTAGAATAAGATTAAATTCCGAGTATCGTAATAAGATTGCAAATCGTATGAGAGTACATTTGGAACAGGAAGATACACAGGAAAAAAAGAAATACGACGAACTAAAAGCAGATCAAATTCAGTTGAATGATGACGCATGGAAAGTGGCAGAAAAAATAGTGCGAAAACATTATACTGAAGATGATGTTGAAAAAGCATACTACTTACAAAATAAGTTTGAGAATGTAAATACAGTTGCTAAAGATAGTTGTTTTCATTTTCATTACATGGGTGAGAAAGAGGAAAGAGATTACGACAACAATGTCAAAATGGTTCCAAGTACCATTGAGAAACATTTTGATTTTAAATTGAATGGTTCTATTTCAATAGATAACAATTCATCTTACTCACAAGATAATGACTATGGTTATGCTTTATTCAGAGATGAATTAAAAGCACAAGAAGATTGCAATCCAGATATTTTGATTGAACAGGAGGGCAAAGACAACAATCCTCATAAAACAAAATATTGTGATAACAATAATAAATATCTTGGCGATAATGACAGAGGTTATGGCAAAGAATGGAATGAGAAATATCAATTAGATTTAATTGGTAGAGATTATTGTAGAGATAGGTCTATTGCGTGTACCAAACAAGAATTTGATTTTTTAATTTCTTGGAAACAGGCAAAAGGTCAATTTGTTATTGCACACCAAAAATGGATTAAATCTATTTTAGACCAGATGAAAGAAATTAAAGTTGGTCTTAAAGGTTATAAATATTTAGACGAGGCTTTGGAACTTTGCACTGAACTTGGTTTAAATATTACTGATGCAGAAATAATCAGAACTAATAGTACAGGACTTGTTATTTATAATCCTAAAAATCTTGCAGAAAGAATTAAGGGAATGAAGAATAAGAATTCTAGTAGAGAGGATAAAATTAAAGCTAGAATATTGTATGAAATGACACAGAAAAATAATGAAAATAGTTTAAATTAGACTATTGCTTTCTGGGATATTATAATATAATATCCCAGATATAAACCAACCGAGCAAATGCTCAGAAAGTGATAAACAATGAACGCAACGCAAGACGCAAGTAATAAAGCACAAAACGATATTAATAGACAATTAATATCTTATAACGAAAAACAAAACGATCTAATCTTCGCAACAAGAAAAAGATTATATCAATTAGAAAAAATACAAAAAAGAGATTGTATTTTTTTACTAGGTATGAACTTTTTAATTTGTACTGCGTGTATTTTAATTGCAGTAGAGTTTGGAGGTTTAACATGGTAAATGGCGAAACTTTCCAAATTTCTTACTATGCTAAAAAGCATGGTAAGTTTATTACTCGTAATGGTAAATGGAATGACAAGTGTAAGTATTGGTTTTCCAAATCTTTAAAACCTCTAATAACTTATTTTGATGTTGACGCAGACAATTATAGGACAGCAAGTGGTTCTTATTGGATTAAGAGAGGGGGAACTCATGGCGACGCATAATTGGTGTCATAATCCAAAGTGTCATACTTATCAAACTACTGACAGGGTTCGAGGTTCTGGCGACAATAAAGTTTTAAGAACCAGACGAGTTAAAATACATAACTATCAAGATACTTATTATTATCAAGGGTGGGAAAACCATTTTTGTAGAGTCGCATGTTTTTTTTCTTATGTGAAATTACATGTTGATAGGATTGTTGCAATCGCCCCTGTTCGTGAACCGAGTGAAACACCTATCAAAGTAAAAAAAGAAAAAGTTGAAACACGTCGGTTTGATTGGAATAAGCAAGAGTATTACAATGACACTACAACAAGAAATATAATAATAGGAGAAAAACATGACTAAAAAAAATGTTGATGTTGAGTTTGATAGTGATGTTGGTTATCCATATCACTTACAACCAGATATAATTAAGATGGCATTGTTTATTCACAACGCAACAAGTGAACAGGAAAAAATAGACCGAGTAGAGTTTGGTGTTAATAAGTTTGATTATAAATTTATGGCACACGTAATGGCAATGTTAATGTTGCCTTATCTTATGGATAAGAACATGGACTCAAAAGAGTTTAAGGATTGGCAACACATGAGAAAGAGAAAGATGAACTAACCTAGAAAATCCCATAAGGGTATGCATAAACGACATATGTTGTTCTTGCATACCCCTAAAATTTTGCTTGAATATACTGGGTGGGCCCACCCGGAGTCTCCCTCCCCCCCCGGCTGCATTGATAGAGGTACCAGGCCGATGGAACATGGCAATCGAAAAACAAAGACCCAACCCCCCTTAAATAGCAAAAGGGATCCTAAGTCATACTAAAGTTGAAGATTTAGACGGTTATGCTATAAGTTTTGAAAACATATTGAAGATATGCAAAACGAAAAAATTTTACAAAAAAAATATCAGGGTCTGACCCCAGAAGAAAGTGCTAAACTAATTGAGCTTGAACGAAGCGTAGCATTGGATGAGGCTCGCCCAAATATTACAAAAAATTTTTTAAGTTTTGTTAAGTATGTGTGGCCTGAATTTATAGAGGGGTCCCACCACAAAATTATTAATAAAAAATTTAACGATCTCGCTAACGGGAAAGTTAAACGTCTAATCATTAACATGCCGCCTAGACATACAAAGTCGGAGTTTGCCTCATACTTACTCCCGGCATGGATGATTGGTAAGAATCCAAAATTAAAAATAATCCAAGCAACTCACACAGCAGACCTTGCAATTGACTTTGGACGTAAGACTAA